GATTCTTCTTCTTCATCATCGACCACTGGATCAGGTTGGATTATTGGTGCTACGTATGGTACTCTAGTATCTATTACTCTTCCTGAAGATGTTGAAGTTGTATCTCCTGTTATTGATTTACTTTCAACTCTTGTTATAATATCAGTATGGATATTTTTTACACTAATAATAGTAGATTGAAGAGTATCAATATCTCCAGTTGATTCAAATATTTCTGTAGCATCTGTAGTGACAAGTCCCTCATCTTGAGCATTTAGGAAGCTACTTGTAAGTCTGAATACCTTTTTACCTACATCAAATTTTGGTGTGGTTATACCATTAGGATTAGGAATAAAGAAAGATCCAAGTAAGTTTCCTAGATTGTCACTCTTAAGTCTTACATTAGAAACAGTAGCTTGAGCATTAGATGTTTGTCCCACTAATCTAAGATTTCTTTCAATGTATCCAAAGAAAGTATTATCTGATTTAGTAGATAAAGTATCTAAATCTACATTCAGAAGAACAGATGTTGAAGCATATAATTCTGGAACATTAACTATACCAGAAGCTCCAGTTGAATCTCCTTCCCTGAGTATCATAGGAGATACATCCACAGTAGATTCTACAATAATACCATCTGGAGCAACTGCAGGAGTAATTGTATCTACTATAGGTCTTGAATATAACAATCTTGCATCTTGCTGTTCTAAAGGTGAAGCACCAAAAAGAGGAGTAAGTTGATAATATGGATTGGGTCCATATGTTTGTGTAGGAGCATCAATAGGTCCACGTTTATGATTTGATTGTGCTAATCTAAATCTAATTAATTCCTTTCCATTAGAATCAGTTCCTACAACAGTTTCACCAACTTCAAAATTTCCTGTTGTCATTGAAATTTCAACAAGTTTTGGAATAATATATTTTGCTACATCCTGACCATCAAAAAATGCAAACATATTAGTAGAAGGTCTTAAAGTTCTAGCATCAAATTTAATATTTCTAGACCTCATATAAGCAGCTATTTGTGTATTAATAACTTTAGGTCCCTCATTAATGGTACTAAATGTCTCTCTAAGAAGTTGCTTAGAAGCTGTCCTACTAGAAGTTCCAGTGCGTCTTTGTGATGTAGTTGTAGTTTCTACTAAATTATTACCTTGCCATGATGAACTACTAGAACTAGATACAGTTTCATGTCCTGTCCAATTATCACCCCAAGAACCCCAAGTTACTGGACCATAACCAGTTCTTGAATCAAATCCTCCAGCATCTAATTGTTCAGTTGATTCAGTATAAGTAGTAAGATCTTCATTCTTAGCTTCTAGTACAACTTGATCCACCCATACTTCAGATGATGGAAGTAAATCTACAGTTCCTCCATAATAACTTACAAGATATGGAGTAACATTTTCTACTCTTGTGGCATAAGGTTGTGTAATATATGCAATATGATCATATGCTAAAGTTAAGCATCTGCCAGTTTTCATAATTCCATTTGCACTATTCAAATCTAACTGAAGATCAAGTTCAGTAGTATATGGAGATGGTCTAAGTTCTCCATTTTTATAGTCAATAGAATTTTTTACTATAGTGGTTTTTATTTGATTTTCTGTATTTGAAAAATCATCTACAAAGAATCCAGACTTAAATCTATTCAAACCATCACTATCAGTGATTTGCATATTTAAAGTATCATTCTCTAATAAAGTTAATGATGTATAGAATTCTAAATTCTCAATTCTTTTCTCAAGTCTATTGATATCACTCATCTGATATCTCTTATACTTTGCAAGACTAATACTTACCTGATTAACATTATACAAATACGCAGGTAATTTAATAGCAGCAACTTCCAATGCTCCATCAATAGGAACAGGGAATTCTGGAGTCTCAGCTGGTACTCCTTTTACTAATTGGAAAGTTCCACCTTTAGATAGATAAATTTTATCAAATCTAGATAAGAAGAATGAATAATCCAACAATATAGAACCATCAGATGCTAAAATATTTGCAGCTGAATTTCCATCACCATCAAAAGATCTACCCAAAAATTCAAAAGGAGATCTTGAAGTTCCTGAAAAATCACTAACTCTGGGTCTTATATCAATAATATCACTTACTCTATCATCATTAATTACATGTAGATTTTTATAATCAAAATTATTATAAGAATTTACAGTAGTAATATCTCCAGTGTCTGCTGCAGAAAAATAAGCAGATTCAAATACTATACTTATTTGTTTAGATGGTGCATCATATTCAGATTTTCTTAATATTCTACCATAATCATAGATAGTACCTCTTTGACCATCATCATAAGCAAATTCATCAGTTATATCGTTAGAACCTACAGCAAGAGCATCTACTGTAGCAGTAATACCAGACTCTTCAAAAGTAACTGTTTCTCCAATCTGCAAACTATAATCATTTAACAAAATATAATTAATAGCACTGTCTGTATTTTTACTAGCATAAATTGCGCAACACTGACTTGTATCTCCAGTAAATTTCTCTCCAATCAACAAATCACCTGTTTTTGCAGTATCACTATTAATAGAAGATAAAGTTAATACTGGTAAACTTGGAGCGCTAGCATTTGATGATTCATATATTCCATAAACCTTAGTTACATCAGGAGTATTTAAAGAAATCTCCTCGTCTTGAACTCTAGTTCCATAAACTGTGCCATAGGTTAGTCCATCATTTAAAGTAGTAGTTCCAATTCCAGATTGAGAATCTTTAGAATTTGCTATTGTTAAAATATTAATCTTTTGCTTTTCTTTAATTTTCTCTCTTACCTTTACTTTTCTAAGAGTTGCAATAAGTTTAGCAGGACCAGATCCAGATAAACCACTAATTGTTACTATAGTAGATCCAGTATTGAATTGAAACTTATCTGCTGATAAAGGTTCTGTAGTTCCATCAGTTCTTATCAAAACATAATCTTCCTCGTCATAAGGCAAAAATGTTTGATTAGCATCACCACTACTAACAGCACCAGTTGTGTTACTAGCAATAGTTACATCAAATTGTCTTCTAATTGTTATATGAGAATTTGTCAAATCTACATTAGAAATATTATCTTTAGGTAACTTTGTATATAAATTATTATCTGTAGAAGATTGGAACAGAGAAGATAATATCTTAAAATTTGATGGATTAATAGTAGTAGTAGGAAGACCACCATCACATATTCCAGTAACACTACTAACTCCAGCAATGGTTAAAGAATTTTGTGATACACTTTCAACTCTTGCAAAAGAAACAGTGCTTTTTCCTGGATTAGTATATTCTACAATATTTCCAACAGTAGCGATTCCAACAAAGAATTTAGTTGGATCTGTAAAAGTAACTGTGCTAATACCTAATGAGGCTCCAGAAGTAGTAGCAATACTAATATTAACTTCTCCTATATTTGATAATACACTCTGTTTAACATCAGCATTAAATGTGCTTGCAGTGCTTACAGTTCCATTAATAGATTTAATGTCACTAGTAGTATATGATGTAGATCCTACTGAAATATTACCACTGTCTATTCCATTAAAAATAAATTGTTCTCCAGTAATAAATTTACCTTTGGTATTATATAAAGTAACATCAGTTGAACTAGTTACAGCACTTCTTAAAAATCCAGTAGCTCCACTAGATTTTCCTTTAACCTGAGTAGGAACAGCAAGTGTTGCTGGAGTATTTAAAGCTATTTTTGTATATGTTTGAATATCATATAATGCAATATCCCATTCATTCTCACTAGCATTGGAAGCATTATAAGATCCAGCTTCTAATGCAAAATCATATACACGTGCTAATCCAATTTCAGCACCAGCAGCTGTAGTTGCTGCAGCCCCTACTCTCTGGTCTCTTAAACTTACAGTATAATCAGTTCCTATTCCTAATATAGGAGATCCAGAAACTCTATTTAAAGTAAATGTAGGTCCAGTAACATAATTAATACTTTGACCCTCTAAAAGTTTTGTAGTTCTGGGTTTGTTAAAATCTAAAAAAGTAGGAGTTATAGTTTCTACATCATACCCTTCAACATAAGCTTTTCCTGGAGATAACCTATAAGTTGCTAAATCATCAGAAGGAACATTGTTATTATAAGTTACTTGTGAGGAATTGAAAATTCCATTATTTCCTTGATAATTATTTAATGTTTCTCTAGCAGTAAGAGTAAATGGTCTGACATAATAATTTCCTGATTCATCAAATGTTCTCTTAGCTAATTCATTTCCTAATTCATTATAATCATTTTCTGTGCGCACATAAACTAAATTACCATTCCTAACCTCCATCAAATCTATAAAATTAGATGGTTTTCTATCGTTTGCCTTTATAGCTTTTAATCTTACTTGTATACTTAATCTATCAGCACCTGGAGCAGTATAATTGCTATATCCAGCAGCATTATCATTTAAAGATTCATCTGAATCAGAGTTTATAATACTTTCTTTAATTTCTAATCCAACTTTAGCATCAACCTTATTATTATAAGGACTTATAATAACTGTTTGTCCAGGAACATCTATAAAATATCCTCTTATAAAATAAATTCCAGCAGATAAAACAGCTGCACTTCCAACAGATGCAGCACTATTTGGAATAGTTTGAGCAACTGGTTGACCTGGTTGGAAAATTAAATTATTACGTGTTGATAATACAGAACCATCTAATAATAAACTTTCTCCATTGGCAAATACTGTATTGCCTTCACCACCAGTATTTAAATATGAAATAAACAATACATAAAAATTACTTTTAGTAGGAAGTCCAATATATGATTTTATTTTAGCTTTAACTCCAGAATTGCTACCAACTATCAACTTACCAACTAAATCTTTCAAATATGTTCTTACATCTATTCCCTCATTTGATATTTCAATTGAAACTGAATTATAAGAACCATTAAATTTAATACCACCTCCAGTAACAGAAGCTCCATCCTTAAATACATGGCTACCAAATTTTTCAATTTGATTTTGAAGTATAGATTGAATTCCTGTTAGTTCACGTGCTTGTACTGGTGTTCCAGGTTTAAATAATATTTTACAATAACTACTTTTAGAATCAAAATCGTCAAAGTAAGGAGCGACGTTTAAATTGGTTTCCTGTGGCATGATTCTTTAGAATTGCAAAATGACTTTGATATCTTCTCTTTGGTTAGCAGACCTAGTAATAGAAGGTCTGTTATCAACGTATATTATATTTCCAGAGTACTTCTTAACTTCAGGATTAGAGACTCCCTGAACAAAACTCTGACCAAGGTAATATGTTCTATTATTTATTACTGTACTTATACCAGGATCTCCAGTGCCTCCAAAACTAGTATCTATTCCTAAAGTGCTTTCATTACTAGCAATATTAACATTTCCTCCACTAGTAGGATTTGCTGTAAATCTATTAAGGACAAATCCATAAGTAGGGTCTGTTCTTAAAGTTCCATTACTATTAAATCCAACTAAACTTTTATCTTGCCAATATTTTAAAACACCTGTAGTTTGATCATAAGAAGCAACTCTACCAACAGCAGTAGATCCCACACCAATAGTTTGAGTAAATTCGCCATCAATATTAAAAGTAGCTGTAGTATAACCAGCTCCTATTAATTTTAAAGCATAAAGAGCACTAGCCTTAGAAAGCTCTAGATTTGAAGTAGAATCAAAAGCTTCTGGATTTTCTACAATTCCTATTCTAGCAATTTGGTTTCCTGTAATAAAATCAGGATTTTCTGCATCATTTTCAATTCTAGAATAAATTAAAACATTACTTGCACCCAATTCCCTATAAATGTCTGCTCCATGACCACCTTGAGGTGGAATAATAACATTAAAAACAGGTGCAGTAGTTCCATCAGGAACCCCACCAGATGCTAAATCTAAAGTACCATAAGTGTATCCAGTTCCACCTTTAGAAATATCTACAGATTCTACTTTTGCATCATTATTAATAACTATAGTTGCTTCTGCTCCACTACCATCCCCATTGATGGGAACTCCTGTATATGTTCTATTAGCAGTTCCTATTCCAGACCCTCTGTTAGTAACAGTGACAATTTTTAATTGACCACTAGTAGATGCATTATCTCTTACTGGAGCATTTTCTGTACTTGTCTCCCAATCATCTGGAACTGGAATAAAATTAGTAGAATCAAATTTAGTAATTTCAGTTGGTTTAATTGTATAGAGATATTTCCACATATATCCATCACCACTATTACCTGCTGCTTTAGGTTCAAGATCTGTGAAGGTAGGTTGATCTAAAGATGGTCTACCTGAGACATTTTCTGGATTTGTTCCATTTTGAAGACAAATATAAACTTTAAAATCTTCATTAACAACATAATATTTGGATGCAGATAAACTAGTTGCACCAGATGGTTTTGCTATATTGGTTCTACTAATATCACCTCTATACATATCATAAGTTACACCTGAAGTCCAGGTATACTTACTACACATTCTACGTATGTCAGAAGTTGTAACCTTCTTCAACGCTACCATAGTATCCCAATAATCATCTTCCTGATCAAAACAATCTTTTGGAGAAGGAGGATTAGCATTCCATGTAGAGGAATAACTAGTAGCATTAGGTAAACCAACAAAAGAATAGTAGGAATTAACTGAAGAAGTTGCAGTAGAAACAAAATTCTTCGCGTTCAATATTCTAAGTTGATCAGTTATAATGGCAGCCATTTTGTTATTTTTTAGTTATTTATTGAAGAATTATATAGATGGATAAATTACAATACTACCACCCATAGTATTAAAGTTAGTAGCTTGATAATAAAGAGTGTTAGGAGCACTATAAGGAACTTCAAATTGCAACTGAACATTTTGGTCAGCATCATTGTTAGTGACACCAACATTCCATTGACTACCTACAGATCCATTAGCACCTGATTGTAGTCTAAGTTGAGCAGTAGAAGTATTATTAAAATAATAAGTTTGTCCTCTAGCAAGATATAGAGTTGGATCACTAGTTACTGTTCCTCCTAATCCAGGACCAGTAAAGGTATAATGAGCAGTGCCAGAAGCACCAACTTGCCAACGTCCACCAGTGGGACCACCATACTCACCAGCAGTGCATACTCCAACAAATGTTCCTACCCCAGTAACTCTTAAATTGGTATTAGTTACATTAGTTCCAAAACCAGTAGTTACAGTTGTAACACCAGTTATACTAGCATGAGTGGAATTAAAATTAGTAGCAGTTGCAGTAGTAGCAGTAAGACTGGTAATATTTGATGTAGCTATAGTACTAACACCAGTTACTGTAAGATTAGTATTTGTTGTATTAGTTGTAAATCCAGTAGCAGTCTTAGAACTAGCAAAAGTACTAATACCAGTTACTGTAAGATTAGTATTTGTTGTATTAGTTGTAAATCCTGTTGAAGTTTTAGAACTAGCAAAAGTAGAAACACCAGTTACATTGAATTGAACTGCACTAACACTATTAGAAGTAAATGTAGTTATACCTGTTGCTTGCAATCCACCTACAATACTGGTTTCTCCTGTAATCTTTGATCCAGCATTAACCACTAAACCATCAGTTACTGTAAGAAATCCACTAATTCTTCCTCCACCAAGAACTGTTAATCCAGCTAAAGCTGTGGTTGTTCCTATACCAACATTTCTTCCTACAGTGTTTATTCCTGTTGAATTTAAGTTCCAATAAGAAGATATACCAGTTGTCTCAAGAGCAGTAACAGTAACTTGTCCAAAAATAGTACTAATACTTATATTATTTCCAGCAGAAATCGCAGTTACTATTCCTGGAGATAGATTAGTTCCATCTCCACACAAAGTATAAACTTCATCAAAATTACTATTTATTTTTTCAGCACCCGCTAGAAGGGTATTCCCCGTTCCATCATTGGGAGATGATCCAGTACTAATACCTTGTTTAGCCATCTTGTCTTTACAATTTAGAGTTATTTAGTCGTATTCAGTATATCTCAAAGGATTGAACCTTTGTATATATGCTGAAGTAGATATTCCACCAGTACCATCATTACCATAATAATTAAATCCTCTAGGTTCAGCTCTTATACCTAATCCAATTTTACCAAAACTGTATTCACCAAAGAAAGGTTGATGATATATGTTTCCACTAAAGGTAACACCTATACCACTAGAATCAAAGGTTACAGTAGTTGAGTCAAATTTTAATATGGATGAATCAAATGAGTCAGATGTAAATTTATCTATATTTACAAATACTCTTCTAATATAAGTTGTTGCTGCTCCTACAGTTGATAATCCAATAATAGTATTAGCAATACTGACAGTATTAGCATCCGCTACTTGATATACATTATCAACAAATTGAGTTCCTATTCCTGCTGTTGTTATACCATTAGTGTTAAATGACTTTAATGAAGTATTGGCATTTCCAACATTAGAATTATTTACTATAAAGAAATCCCCAACAACTAAAGAACTCAGAGTAACTGCAGTTCCTACTATAGTAGTATCTCTCAATGGAGAATTTAAAGGAATATGCACATCAAAAATCATTCTATTTCTACCACCTACAGTAGTTGTACCAAATCCAACTACTGATCCAAAATCTCCAGAATAAGTTACAGAAGTAACCTTTTCAACAGCACTAGATGCTTGAGGAGGTCCTATAAGAACTGCAGGTGGAGAAGCAGTAGTATAACCACTTCCAACTGAACCTATGCTAATAGATTCTAATATATCACTATCCATTTCAGCAGTAGCAGTTGCTCTTTGAGTGGTTCCAAATCCAACAGGTTGTTCTATAGAAACATCAGGAGTGCCTGTGTATCCCATACCAGAATTAGAAATTGCAAATGAACTAATAGTTCCAAATCCAGAAACTATTGCAGTAGCTGCTGCTCCTATTAAATCATCTTGAGATATGATTTGTACAGTTCCTTGACCATCATAATTTTCATAAGAATTGTCAAAGAAAGTTCTTGCACTTTCTACATAAGCTACTGTGGAACTTGCTGATACTGGTGAAATTAGATTACTAGTAGGATAAATTAAAGGTTCATAATGTGGTCTATCTTTAGTAACTTCGTTACCATCTATAACTTTATCAGTAAGTTGCCTTGACCATGTAATAGATCTTTCATAAGTTTCATTAGTATTAATACCAACACCATCATATGGATTAGTAGTAGCATTATCAGCTGCATTCACAGCAGTTACTATTCTAGGACCCTGATCAAATTCGATATTCTCATCATACAATCTAAGTTCATCACCTTTTTTAACAGTTTCTAAAACATCAACAAGAGATGTATCAACTGAACCAGTTCCTTTATAGAATAAAATCTTAGAAGTATCTCCTGATTTTGGTGCTTCTTTAAATGTAAGATAACTACCACCTTTAAATTCATATCCAATCTGAGGAACCTGAAGGATATCATTAATAAACACTAGAAGTGTATATTCTACATCAATAGAAGATCCTACTTCAGTGTTGATAGTTTGTTGCTCATCATCAACTTTTAAAGCGAAAGTAAGAGTTTGTCCATCAAATAAAGAATCTAAAGTATCAAAGACTTGGAAATCACCAACAGTCCATCCAGCAAAAGTATCACTAATAGTTTCTTGAATGGTAAGTTCAAATTGTCTAGAAGGACTATAATCAACAGTGGTTGGAATACCTACACTACCACCCACTCCTACTGTTAGAACTCCTCCATCACCATAACCATATCCTTCCTTAATAATTTGGAAATCAATAACACTAGAACCTTGTCCAACAACTATATTTGCAGTTGCTTCTGATCCAACTCCACTAGAAGCTGAAGTATAGAACAATGGCATATTATCATAAGATAATGGTTCATCTATAACAACAGAAGGAGGATTAGTAGAAGTATATCCTGAACCAGGATTAGTAATTGCAACACTTACAATATTACCACCACTAATAGCAGCAGTACCAATAAATTCAATAGCAGGGACTCCAGTGCTTAATGTTTGAACTCCTACATTAACCACAGATTGCAATCCTGGTCTATAACCAGAACCACTATTACCAATACTAATAGAAGTAATAGTTCCCAACCCAGAAACAATAGCAGTACCACCAGCAGCCACTAAAGGTTGATAACCAAAACCTTCGGTAGATCCAACAGAAACAATAATGCCACCCATAGGAACATTTGCTGTATTTGGATCTGATGCAACAGCACTAGTAGAACCTGTAAACTGAATAGTAGTAACACCTACTGCATCTGTATCTTCAATTAAAGTGTAATCTCCAGTAACAGTTACCTCATCTCCAGTTCTCTTAGGAGATTGGAATACTTGATTAACCAATACTATAGCATTACTAGTAGAGAAACCTGCTACATTGCTTCCATCTTGCTTTAGAGTAAACTCTGTGGTAAGACCTGTAAAATTAGCAGAAATATCATCAAATATATAATTCTCTGAATAAGGTTCAACAGTGGTATCTTTAATTCCAGATCTCATGAAAGATCTTCCATTAAATGTTGAATGAGTTGCTATTCCAACAAAGTCTCTTTCATCTGGTTCATTAGAAGAAGTTGAAAGAGGAACTAGTCCTGCAGGTGCAGCATAGAAATTAACAGTGCTATCAACAATATTATAATTACCTTCAATCTTAGTAACCAAAGATCCAGAAGTATGTGATGCTAAACCTGATCCCATCCAAGGTCTAGATACTAAAAGAATATTTGTACCTCCTACTCCAACGGAGTTTACTTTCATAATCTCATCATCTATCTTTAATAGATCTCCACCAGTAACAGAAGTAATACCAGAAATTTTTATCTTATCAGTAGAAGAATCTGCTATTGCAGATAAAACTGTAGTTACTGATGTTGCTACTATGGGTTGTTGAATTACATTATCAAGACTAATAATACATCTTGAATTCTGCTTTTTAGAAGTAAGTGAATGAGAAGTACCTACACCAACAGCAGTAATATCTAAATGTATAGGAACAGTCTTTAACGCATTTTGTGCAGTGGATGCTAACTTTAATGTAGAATCATTAACTTTAATAGCATACACTTTATCTGGAAGTTTATCTGTACTTCCATATCCAGATATAGTTTGAGTGCTAATACCAATAGCAGAAGTAGTTCCTGCTCCCAAATACCTATAAGTTAATTCTTCACCAGTAACAAAGAAATGATTTGGGATTTGAACAGTATCTCTAAGAGGGCTAACCACAGTAGATGCTCCTCCTACAAAATTCCTCTTAAATATTGGATTCTGTCTATGACTAAGTTCAAAAGCTCTGGCTATGTCAGCACCAGTACCACCATAAGTTCCATTACCAGAATCAATAGTGGCATTTTCTAAATCAATTTGAATTCTTGTATTATCCTCATCAATCAATCTAATTGCATTTTGGTATACTTGAACTACAACATTCTTATTTGCTATTGGAGTAAATGTTATATTAGTATTAGTTCCGTCCACTTCTGCATCAAATGTTCCAATTGGTGCAGATGTTTCTACATTTCCATATTCAGTAAGATATGATGTTGTACCATCATCTATTACAATCAACTCAGATACTGCATAATGACTATTGGTGGTGTTAGTAACAACTGCAACATAATAAGCAGCTGAATATGATTCATTATCATATGTTGCTACAGTAGTGGCAGATGGAGATCCACTTGAAGATATAGAAGTTCTTCTAGAATCAAATAATCCTGTTTGCAATGTAGTTGTACCAATTCCAGCAACAGCATTTGTTGCTACATTAATTGATAATGTATTGGCAGTAAATGTGGTAGCAGTAGATACATTAGGATGTAAATCAATACTAATACGAGATCCTGCAATAGAAGCACTATAAGTACCAAGTCCAGGAGTTCCAGATCCACTACCCAAATTATCTGATGTTAATTGTCCATATTCCATCAAATCAACTTCTGATCCATTATGAATCATAGTTAATTCTTCATATTCAAAATAAGACTTATCACTAGATGCATATGAAACTAAAATCTTAGCTGCTCTATATGTGGAGGCAAGTGATACAATAGAATGAGATGTTGAAATTCCTGATGGTATATCTGTGGTTCCGCTTACAATTTGACACACTGAACCAAGAGCAGTAGAACCTACTCCAGCTGCGCTATCTGAGATGTTATATGCAACAGATGAAACATCATAATTATTAACTTTAAACTTCTTAGGGAAGAATAATAATCTTCCATTCTCACCACTAATATCTAAATCAAAAGATCCTAATTCTGAGGTAAATTCCCCACCATCTGTATTAGTGGCTATAGTACCATATTGATTCAGGAGCATATTTCCTTTATCATTATGAATCAAAGAAACCAA